AGCCGTATCTATTGGCGGGAATGCAGTAATAGTAGAGAATGAGAGGGGAGAGAAAAAAACAAAGTCTTTTGATGTTTTTGAAGTCTCTTTAGTTACTGTTCCTTCAAATGCCAATGCGGTAAAACATGAATTGGGACATATCCCAGTGGAATATAAATTATATTGTGATAAAAAGGAATTTATTACTTTAAGTTCTAATTTTGAAGAATTAAATAATATGGAAGAAGAAAAAGAAAAAAAGGAAGAATTGGAGGCTAAGCCTGAAGTTCAAGAAGTCCAAGAGCCAGAAGCTCCAAAAGAAGAGCTTAAGGCAGAGGAAACAAAAAACACAGTCCTTTCGGCTTTGAAAGATTTGTTAGGTCTGAATTCAAAGAAGAAATTAGAAGATGATGATGAAGATGAAAAAGAAGAAGACAAAGACATTAAAGAAGACGAAGAAGAGGACAAGAAGGAAGTAGAGGACACCAAAGCTAAAGACGAAAAGGAAAAATTGGAGTCTGAGGATTTGAAAAAGAAATTGCCTGAAAAAGTAGCGGAAAGATTGCAGGCAAACCCTGAAGCAAGAATTTTTACAGAAAATACACAACAACCTAAAATTATGACAGAATACAAGACTTTACATTCTTATCTTTCTTCTCAGGAAGGGAAGAATAAGATGGGTATGATGGCATTAGGCTCTGACTTGAAATATGCTCATGAGCACAAGCCTATCCCAGTTCATGACTTGCTGGATTCTTACAAAGAATTGGCGTCTATTTTGAAAAACGACCGTGACTTTATGAGCTCTTTCGGTCAAGTGAATTTATGTTTTGAAGGGACAGCTCCAAAAGCTACTCCGCAACTATTGGATACTATTTTGGCTGCCGGAGACAATACCTATGATTTCTTGGCAACACCGGATTTAGTAGCCGTACAATGGCTGGCAATGTATTATCGCATGTTGTTCCCTATTAACACATTCGCTGATAGAATCCCACGTATTAGTTCAGATTCAGCCGGTACGATACACCCAGAAATAAACATGACTCCTAAAGTTTATTTCGATACTTTAGTGCCGAAAGAAAAAGTGTCCGAGTATTTGTATGACGACGACCCAATCGCTATCCCTACTTATGCTTTCTCCTTAAATGCCATTGCATGGCAGCCTGGCGATGATAATCTGTTGAGATATGACAAGAGAGGCATTGGTATGGCTGAAGCTTTGAGAGTAGTATCTAACGCTCAACATAACTATATTATCCAACAGTTGGCAGAAGCTGTTAAGGAAGGTACTTTTATTCCTATGACCGGTACCGCTACTGTAAATTCAGCAGGCATGTTCCCAGCCAATCCGGCTGCCGCAGGTAATATCAAAGATTTCACGGTAGCTGACTTGTTAAGCCTCCGCATGAAGTTTATCCAAGCCAACTTCAATCTGGATATCGAACGTCCAGAGGTAGTAATGGACGCTATCTATGCTAACCAATTGCAGTCTAACGATACTTTTGTAAATGCGTTGAACTTACCTACTGAAAATATCGGTCCAATGCAGATGATGGCTTACGGCATGAACATTACACAGCGTTCTATATGTGGTGTATATGATACTACTACAAGAAAAGTGGTTGACCCGCAATTATATGGAGAACCTTTAGCAGAAGGTCACATGATAGACTCTGATTATACACCGGTTACTCTTAACGCTAAGGCTTACGGTTGCGTTATCGGGTTCTTGCCTTCTCAATTCCTTATCGGTGTAGGTCGTACAAATGTATTCGTAAAACAAGAACCTACCCTTTGGGCATGGGAAATGTCTATGGATACTCGTATGGGAGCCGGTGCAGCTCGTAAGGACGGAGTAGGAATCTATGGCGTAGCTCCAGCAGTAGCAGGTGCATAATATAAATAATAAGCAGGGGGCAAAATCCCCTGCTTGAATACCAACACACAAAATAAACAATAAACAATATGGAACTTACTAATTATCAAGAAGGCTTTTTCCAGTATCTATACGCATTGGTAAAATCTCGCGGAAAAGTATACGCATGTGAAAACGGCAAAGTCTTCGGAAGGGAAATAGATGCCAGAAGACAAGCACATGATTACTTTGAACGGAGGAAATATAAATTATTGTGGGCGGAAATTACGATGGATAACCTGCCTCTGAACAATGAGGAATTTAAAAATGTGTTAGAATCATATAACCCGCCAGAGCCTAACAATTCCGCTAAGAACAAGAAAGAACCGCTTAAAATGGATAGTTCTATTGAAAGCGAATTCAATGCGTTAAAAGAGGCTCGGAAAAACTCAGAAAAGAAAACAAAAGGTAGACCACCTAAAGAAGAATAATTATGGCAACAACAGGAATACATATTTCATTAAAAGATACGTCTATTGGGAGTAACCAAGTAGACGAATCTATTTCTTGTTTGGTTGTTGATGTGGCAGGTGCGGAATCTAATTTACCTGAAGACTTAGAGTTAAACACCCCTTATATGATAACCTCGTTATCAGCAGCCGAAGGGTTAGGGATAACTTCAGAATGGGCGGAAGGTGACGGAGCGAAGACTATGCTATACCAACACATCAGCGAGTTCTACGGCGCAGCTTCAGCAGGGACTAAGTTATGGATTGTCCTCGTTCAAACGACGGCAAGCATAAACTTCTCTACTGCAAGTTTCTATACAGCATTACAGCCGGTAATATTCAAGACTATCTCAGGGAGTTATAAGAACAGACCTCGTGCAATAGGATTCTGCCAATCTAAAGGGACATTGCCCGCTCCTGAATATGGTGAAGGCGTGAACAATGAGACAGACCAAGAAGCACTCAATCAGATACAGACATTCTTGACTAACATGTTTGAATTGGGCATCAGAATGGTTGGTGTATTTGACGGAGCGTATATCAAGCAGGGGACTTTCAGCAGCGCAACAGAGATAGCTAAACTTATGGATTGCTCGGCTATGAGTTATCCAAGTGTAGCATATTGCGTTACCGGTTCTTCTCCTAACGGGTTGTCTTCTGTAGGGCGTGTATTGGGAGTAAGAGCGAGCCGGAGTATAGCTGCATCTATCGGGAATGTAGCTTTGGGTTCTGTAGCTACGGAAGAATATTTTACGGATAGTGATTTGGCTTCTGTATCCAGCAATCCAAAAACTGGTACACCCGTAAACGGATATGACGTCACTCTCGCGAATCTGGTAGCCCCATTAGGATATATATTTACCCGTAACAGGTTAGGTATAGAGGGGTTATATTACAACGACGGGGCGACATGCAACGCCACTACTATGGCATTAAACAAGATAGAAAGAGTTGCTGTCGGCAATGCAGTTTGCGATGATGCCCAACAGTTCCTTACCTATTATATCAACCAGAATATCCCTTGTGATTCTTCAGGTCAGATATTACAGGCTTTTAAGAGTTCAGCTATATCACAATTTACAGCCCAATATATCACTCCGAGAATAAACGCTGGGCAAGCTGGGGCGATAGATTTCGACTTCAAGGCTAAGGATGATAATTACATACAATCCGAAGCTTTGGAAGTGACTATAAGTATAGTACCGAACCCTGCAATGCGTGAAGCCTTTGTAACAACATTCTTTGTAACTTCAATTTCTTAAAATTATGGCAGACCAATCGGGACTAATAATATCAAGTGCTGACGTCCAAGTTTGGGTAAACTTAGGAAATGGAGCAATTATACAATTGTTCACAGCGCAGAATTTTTCGGGAAGTATAGAAAAGTCGGTAAATGAGATTTACGCAATAAGTTCTGAAACTCCTATTTCCGTAAAAGGTATAAACAAAGCCTATTCAGGTTCTTTTGTTATACAATCAGGAGAATGGAACAGGTTAATAAACAGTTATAACGGGATAGCAACTACGTTGAGACCGTCATTAACTGATATTCCTGAAGGGCTTACCGTTACTATCATGTTCAGCAACAGGGCGGATTTAACCCCGACTGATACGACTTTGACCTATACAGGAGCACAATTTAGCAATGATTCTTTCGAGGTCAATGCTAATGACCCTCAGACTTTAGTAACCTTGAATTTCAGGGCTACAGAACTTACAAGACAAGTTACACCAATAGCTATTTAATCAGATAGGGGATTATTCCCCTATCTCCTTTTTACATTTAAAACTATCAACACATGAGCACATTTAAAGTTTCAAGTTTCACATTTGTAGAAAAATTACCCGACAAAAAAGGGATATTCGAGGAAATAGAAGTAACAGAAGACGTGGAATTAAGACATGCAGAGCGTACACGGTTGGAAGATTCAATTTTCATTACTTCTTTGTTGGATAATTCGGATACGACGACAGAGAGAAAGATAAACGACGCCATAAAATACGTTAATATATTTGTCGTTGACAAGACTTTAGCAAAAAGGATTTCAAGTGACGGGATTGCATGTCTGTCTCTGTTCTCTTCAGAACAAGTACAGGAGGATTTGATAAATTTTATCAATCGGGCAGGGAAAACCCTAAATATGCAGATGCCCGAGCAGAAATAGAATATAAATTAACACAATATAGCAAGACAGACCCGCTTTTGATAAAAAAAGCATTAGTATCACATTTTTTCCATATTCCTATTAATAAGGTAACAGAATCATTAACTTTGGAAGAGATAGAGAAGTATCATTGTCTTGCATTATGGATAATGGACAATGTAAATTTTGCACCATTTAAAATTGACAAAAAGAAATAAGCTATGCCTAATATCTATCAAATAGAGCTTAATCTAAAGGGAGACCTAAATGCTAAACTGGACGACGCTATAAAGAAAGCCCAGAACTTAAAAAGTATAACAAACAATATAGGTGGTAGGGGAGGTAGCTTTAATAATCCGGCAGGAGGGAGAAGATATAACCCTTATCCTCATATCCCAGAAGAACGCATGAATTTATGGCGGAGGATGAATTATGCTGCATATCGTTATCCGTTTGCAAATAATCGCCATTTATTAAGGAATATAGATAGATATTATCAGGCAAGACAAAGATTTTCAAATAATTTTATCGCAAATTCATTTACTTATTCAGGTTGGCAAAGAAATTTAGGGAACTTTGCTAACCTGATAGGTTCTGTAGGTAAAGCTGCATTACAGGCTATTCCGGCATTAAAATCTGTCATTGGGGTATTAGGAGGTATTGTCGGGTTAAAAGCTGTGTCGATAGCCGGAGGCGGGTTGTTGTACCGTTGGGGTAGAAATAATCTCATGAGCGAACAAACCTCACAAGCGATATCAAATGTCTCGCAATATAACATGGCAAGATTAGCACAAGGGAGCGGATATAATGAGATGTTCCGTAATGCTACAGACATTGTTACGCAAACAGGAGGTTCCAGAGCCGGATTAGTTTCTTTGATGAATACGATGACCGGATTAACTGTAGGAAATACAAAATTATCATCAAGAGACGCCCAATGGTTCGGACAATTAGCTGCTAAGATTTCTGCTGTTTCAGGCAGAGATTTGCAGATAGTCGGGTTGAACTTGCAACAATTACTTACTACGTGGCAAGGTATAGACATGAAAGAACTTTTCAAGTCAGTGCCTTTAATCGAGAAGTATGTTTTTGACCTTAGAGCGCAATCAAAGAATAAAGGAGAAGATATATATTCATTTATTAGAGAAAATCCCCAAGCTTTAATAAAGGCATTTGAAAGGTTTATAGGGCAATTTGAATTGCCGAGAGCGGGGGTATTGAAAGGTCGTGTTCAATTATCTGAAGAAAATTTAGAGGCTGATAAATTAGAGTATTTAGAAGACTTTTATGAAGATATAGCAAACACAAATATACATATAAACGAATCATTATCTAAGCTGTACAAGACATTCGGAGAGGGGTATGATGGTTCAATATTTCAAAAGGCTATATCTGCTTTCGATTCCTTTATTTCCGGTATTATAGACGTAGGAACTAAAATAATAAACTGGATAAATGAACATCCTACTATTAGCTCTTTTATAGGAGGATTTAGTTCAGGCGCATTATTGGGTTCATCTGCTGGCCCGATGGGGGCTGTTCTCGGTGGGCTTGCATCAGGGACTACGGCTGCATTGTGGTCTAAAGTGCCAGAATATAATTTGACGAAAGAGCAAGCGATTAGTAAGTTAAAAGGGACTATTCTTAGGACTAATTATATATATAGAGAGCCTTCAGATGATAAATTATATAAATCCGGTTATTTAACATCCGCTGTAAAAGATATAAAATTAAGTGCTGATGATATAGAAACTCTTTTCAATAATCTTAATAATTTAGGGACAAAGGAGGCAAAAGATTTAATAAAGAGATTAAGATATTATACCCCTGATTTGACAGCGTTATCACGGGCATTTGAATTAACTTCAAAAGAGTTTATTCCTGCTCCTACAGTATCTCCAGTTAAAGATGAGACGGGTCGTATGAAAGATTTATCAAAGGGAAGTAAATCTCTGATTATAAATTTCAACAAGTCCATAGTAGACATGGACAACCACATAAATACTACCGACCCATCAACAATAATGAGGGAAATAGAGGATTATGTATCACAGGCAATAGCGAGAGGTTTAAATATAGCGTTTAACCAAGCAACACCGTTAACATGACAAAAGAGAATGATTATAAAACGAGTTCAGGGTCTGAATTACAAGATAAATTCAGAAATACCGTATCTATTCCACAAAACATAAGGGGAGAGCTTGCAAAAGCGGGGGATACGATAAGAGATGCGGAGCAAACGGCAGCTACGGCATTAGCCCTTACGTTTTCTTCTGTAGGAATCGTAAAATCAGTGATACCGATATCATCAGAAGGAGGTTATATCAATGGGATAGGGAATAAGGTTAAGAGTTCATTGATAAACCAAAAAAACAGATATTCCGCTTCAAGCGCGAACGCGAAAGACAATCTTATTTCCGTGACAAATGAGAATGACTATATTTTCAGGATAAGCGATTATTATTTGCCGTTATCTTACAGCTTATCTATAAACGCATCAAAAAATATTGTCAAAAGCCAATTGGTAGACGGGTCGGCGATATATGAAATGACTTCATACAACCCCGCGGAGATAATATTAAGAATAAAACTTGAAAGGAAGCCTATAAACGACAATGGGAGGTATGACCCTATGTCTTTCCGGCAGAATCAAGGCGCAATGGCTGGCGATATAGTCAAATTTGCGACAGTTATAAATGATTTGTATAAAAACAAATCGGTATTCGCTATATACAACAATTTCACAAATAAAGAGGTAGGGATACAGTTCGTCGTATTGTCGAGATATGCCATAGACCCACAAGAAGGGTCTACAGTTACCAATATTACCCTTAATTTGCTTGAAGTAGATTTAACGCGTCAAACATTATTTGTAGAAAAACAATGAAATGTTATTGTAATTTTTTCAGGTGTGGCAATGAAGTCTGGATAGAAGGGAAAAAGATATTGAACTTTGTTTCTTTCGTATCCGAAAACACCGTTATGAAGCTGGCGGAAACAGCGGAAATAACGTTGCCTTTTTATTCTATTGCCTATTTGAAAGGAGATGAAATAATTACTGGCTCTAAAATTGATGTAGAAGGGCTTAATATAAAAATAGGGGCTCATATACAAGTATATGCCTATTACCATAATATCAATTACGGGGAACAGGTAAACATAAATTTCGAGAATGACCCAGAAGCGGGGAAAATGCTCGTATTTGACGGGTTTATAAAGAAAATAAAATCAGGGTTCCCGACTACTCTTGTATGTGAGGACAAATGTTTTATTTTGAGATTTGGAGTCGTAAATAAGGATTGGACACAAGAGACCTCGATATATGAAGGGTTGAAAGTCTGTTGCGATGTAGGGAATGAGGCATTCAAGAAATACCGTTCGGATAACAATCTTACAGGAGATTATGAAGAAATTTCCGTAGCCGATTATACCGCTACTTCGACATTCAACGAAAAATTATGGCAGGGGGTCAGCCCCTTTGAAGCAGCACAGATGTTAATGCGTAAATTCGGCATTTATACGGGCATTGACCCAGAAGGGAAATTATTTATGGGAACGGGATTAAAATACACCCAGAAAAAAACCATAAAATTAGACACTTCTGTAAATGTAATAGAGCGAGATGTATCTCCTAAAAACGGGAAATTCGAGAATTATTATGTTACGGTAAATGGCTATGTAAACGGCAAGCGTACGACAATAAATGTAGGGAATAAAGGGGATGGCAGACCTATCCGATTGAATTGCAGTTCTATACAGACACGAGAAGGGTTGGAAGAATTCGCAAATAATGCGTATCAAGGATTAAAGGGGGAATATAATAGCGGAACAATAACGACGTTGTTATATCCTCGCATAGATTTGTTCGACTATGTAAATTTCACTGACACATTATTCCCTGAAAACAGTGCGAATCTGTATGTATTAGGGATAAGAAGGGAATTCAACGAAAACGGATATCATGTTTCATCAAAATTGACAAATGAAGAATGGATGTTTTAAGTTATAGAAAAAGCTCCAAGTTCGATTCTGCAATGCAGGAATTAGGGGATAATTTAAGGAACGTGTTGAAAAGCTATTCTTCAGTATCTTTAGTATATGGTGAAGTTACTGGAGTAAATATGGAAGAGCTGACATTTGATGTCGTGTCGGACGATGATAACCAAATGTTCAATATCCCTCTTTCCATTATCCCCCATGATTCTACTTCTGTGATACAAATCCCAGAAATAGGCAGCAATTGTGTATTGGGGTTCGTGCAAGGGGATTCTTCCCTATCTTTCCCTATAAAGTTCTCTAAAGTGCAGTCAGTATCTGTACAGTTTGAGATGTTAGAAGATAGCCAAAAGCAGCTCCTTACAATGGATAAGGACGGTATAACATATACAAATACGACTGACAACGCGAAATTAGATATAAAAGTAGGAGAAACTTCAATAGAGATGCAGGGCAAAATAGTCAAGGTAAATGGCGGGGATAGTCCCATGATATATATCGAGAAGTTGGAAGCGAAGTTGAACGATTTTGTAAAAGCATTCAATAGCCATACTCATACCATACCATCGATAACTACGTCTGTTAAGGTTAATACAACCACTGGTTCAGGAGCAGGTACAGCTTCTAATGTAGGAGTCCCCGCACCGAGTTCAAAGGCAAAAGATTTCAATCAGGAAGATTTTCAGGACGAAACGTTTACACATTAAATTTTTAATTATTATATTAGGGGTGAAATTTCTGTTATATGCAAGATTTTAAATTTGATATAGAAAATAATGATATCGTATTTGATACGGATATGGTTATTATAGATTCATGTAGCGTACAGAATGGAACATTAATCTTCATGAAAAGCGTAGCCAGCATAGATAATCCAAGTATCGGAGTAGGGTTTCAGGAAGTCGCTATAAACGTGAATCAGAACGAAGCTACAGAATTAGCTACACGAGCCGAGAATCAAATATTAAATGACGGTGGGCGTATAGCAGAAATTTCCGTACAAGAGACGGAGGAATCTGGAGTATATGAATATGAGTTGCAAGTAGTATATAATTCAGAATACAGGCAATATGGCATACAAAGTTAAATATGGAGATACGATTTTTGATGTTTTGTTGAACGTTTGCGGAGATTATTCGCAGATAGACGAAATATTATCCTTAAACGGGCTGTTGTCTTATACTCCACAACTGACAGTAGGTCAAGATTTGGATGTAGAAGGGCTTCAAACTTCAAACAATGCCACATTGATAAGAGCATCTGAATTCCCGTATAATTCAAATCTTTTATCGGATGAAGAATTTGAAAGGCAATTGGAACAGATATTAGATTCGATAGAAGGCGGATATTATTTGAAAGTGCAACCGTCATTTACTACGGTTAGTCAAAATGGGTACAATCAATATGTAAATATATATACAAACTCAACTTTTAATATTTTATAATTATGGCAATATCAAAAGGGCATGTAATATTAGACCCGTCATCAGGTAGTGGGGATACCCAATTAACCCTAAAAGCAAAATCGGCAAATGTAGGTAACCGTGAAATAGTAAAATCAGTTTTTACTATTATAGCGCCAGGTGTTTCACCGAATAAAACGATAACAGCAAATTTAGCTGCTGCACCAGAGTTTATTATTTTAGAACAAGCAGGTACAGGAGTAACAGTTCCTGCCACAGCTGGTAAAGTTACAATAACAGGAGTATCTAACAGCCCTAAGTTAGAGTTCGGTGTAGAGGGTGGTGATATTGTTGAAGAAGACTTAGGAGACAAACAATTTACAGCAGACGGGAGTATAACTGCAACTAATGGTGTTGCAATCTCCGGAGACCCAGGGGCTGACCACCAGTACGAATTCTCAATAGAGATTAATTATGTGTTGAATGATACTGTAGATTCAAGAACACAGGTATTTACTATCCAAGGTTTATCCGAATCTGTAAAACAGACATTAACGATTACACAGAGTGCAGGAGCTGCAAGATTGGAAGTTTCCCCAGCAGAGATTACAGTTCCACAAAAAGGTTCGGTAGTCTATGTACAAGTTACAACCAACACGACATTTACTGTATCTTAATATTATGTTTGTCCCTCTCATGTGTGCAAAAATATGTTAATTCATGGGGGGGGGCAATTTAAAGTTTTGTATATATGGCTATAATTAGAAAACAAAAAAAGTGGTCTGACGGTATAGGATATTTTTATGTAGCCTATGACCCTGAAAAAAAATCTCAAAGAGTAGAGATTACTTCAGATATAAATGCTACATTTGAGCAAAGAGACCAAGAAGTAATATTCCAAACTACTGTAGGAGATAAACAAGATACTTTATATTTGGTTCAAAAAAGCGAAAATTGCAAAGTAGCTTATTATCATTCTACGGGTATGGGAGATATAAGGGCGGTATATAGCATGAACGGGAAAGAAGTATTAGGAGTATTTAAATCTTAAATATATGGCAGTACAATATGTAGACATAACATCATTATCAGAATATACAGAGAGCGATTTAAATGGGAATGAGCCTATACAAGTCTCCGCCTCTGCATTTACGACTGTGAATGCTATAAATGAGTGGGGAGAAACAAAATTCGGCGGTAGACCTACTATGTTGAAAATGCCTAACTCATTTATAAATCTTAATAATGGTTCTTCTTCAGCAGCTATATCTAATGTAATTAATTCTGTCTCTTCTGGATGGACTGATTTTGTATCTAAAGTAAGCTCGGCTAATATTGTATATAGTCGTTCAGGTTTAGCAGCATTAAACGATTACAGAATATTTGTAATGACAACAACGTCCAACTTGACAAATACAGTTAGTTTTGTCGATGTGTCTAATAACACTATTACATTAAGAGTTATTACATATAATTCGTCAAAAGGTACCTATATTTTCAGATTGACGAGTTATAATGTAGATACTATTAAAAATAGTATACCGACAGGCTCATTTAAATATCAAACCGGTAATGTTTTCGCCTATCCAAAGCCAGGCGATTATATATTAGGAGTTTATTCGAATCCTACGGCCGTAATTAATTTAAGGGCTTCAGATTTTTTGATAGACAATAACCATACATGTAAAGTAGTATTACCATACAATACTACAAAAGTACAAGTTGTGACGGATAACAGTATTTCCCCGTTAATGACAGATTTGGCATTTGAGCCTTCCGATTTCGGTGCAAATATAAACGATAGGATAGTTTATACTATTACGGCTTTTGCATCAAATAACAATCCGTCAGCAAGCCAAGTTTGGTTTTTTATAGATGCAGAGTTATATAGATTAAGAACGGAGTAATTATGGAAGATTTAAGACAACAAATAATAATAGCTATACAGTCTTTATTCCAGAACGTAAACACTTCTGCTTCTGCTATATGGATGCGTCTTGTAGACGCTCTTTCTACTATATTCAATATAGTAGCCAATGAGATACTATTTTCAGAAGATAATATAGCCAATACAGCTCGGAGTTTAAGAGTAACACGTAAAGATTATTATCTGGATAAGGCTTTATATTTCCAATATGGGGATAATCTGGTAATTTTGGATAATGATACTAAAGAAATGGGGTATAATCCTATAAATGAGAATAACAGGATTATAAAGCAGGCTACAGTATCGACGTCTGAAGAAGGTATAATATTAAATGTAGCTACTACCGACAATACAGGCAATCTAACTCCTTTGAGTGCAGACCAGCTTACGGCATTCAAAGATTACTACGAAAATTTTATACCATTGGGATTCAATCTATTTATACAGAGCCGAGAACCGAATATATTAACATTCCCTGAAGGCATGACAGTGTATTACAGTGCCGGCAATTCTCTTGCACAGGTGAAAAATGATATAGAATCCATGAAAACGACTATACAACATAATATAGTGTTAGGCGCTCCATTGTTCATAAACGATTTAGAAAAATTCTTCCAAGAAGTATCAGGAGTTGAAGCAGCATATATCCCTGACGTTGTTTCTACAAATGGTTCACTGACATATAATGCGGAAAATGGAAGGATAAAATTAGTATCAGGATATTTTAATTTTGCGGAGGATTTAAATATTAGCTATGTTCCCGTTTAGAGAAATAAATATACCTAAACTTATTTACCAGATAAACAGACCTAATTATATGGTAAATAATGAATACAGGTTGAACAACTTCTATAAGCTGTTGTTATGTTTGTTATATCCTTTTATCTTACTATGGAACGAATATAATACAAAAAGGCAACGGGCATATAAAATCGCTGCCTGCCAATATGGGAAGCAACAAGTAATAGATATTCTTAATGACCTATACGACCCTGACGGGAGGCATATAGAGGCTATAAGTATCACTTCAAATAAAGTATATCTATATCCTTCAGATTATGAAGCTGGCGAAAAAGTATATTGGAGCGATAAAGACTATACGACTGGGGGAAAGTCATATTTATATACTTCATCTTTGACAACAGGAGTAATTATAAATTACCCGTCTTATTTAGAAGAAAATAAAGATACATTTTCAGAATTTACCCAAACTGTAGATTCATTAATAATATGGGGGATAAAATATAAACTAAAATCAGTACAATATGCTCAAAGACACAATATTATCATATATAAACGATGATGGCAATCTTGTTTATATAAATGACTTAGTAAGCGCATTTGATAACTGGCAAAGCGCATTAGGGATATTTTTAGGGGCAAGTAATTACAAATTCATTGATATTAGTATGTCTAATGAGATGGATTCGGCTACTTTTACTTCTGGGACTACCCAGCTTATATTTAAAACCTCTTCATCTCTACCGTCATTAGCTACAGGGACTATAATAATTGCGACCTGCAATAAAACATTTACTGTTACAGAACAAAATAGAGCGACTGTATATGTATGGTTAAGCGATGTAGAACAACGTTCGTCAGAAACAGGGCAAGAATATACAGCTATAAAAAGAGCATTATTTAGCAATACTCAACCTACAGGAATATCCGAAGTGGCTACAATCGACTTAACATGGGCTGTAGGTATGGACGGGTATTCATTCTATCACACATATGATTGGCGGGCGAATCTGGTATTACCGTCAAGTATAGGTTTATCAGACATAGCAAATGGGGCTGTAGGAACCCTAAAGATAGCTGACGGAGCCGTCACCTCCGAAAAGATAGCTGACGGCACTATTTCGACTCCAGATATAGCTGACGGAGCCGTCACCTCGGCTAAAATAGGGGATTATCAAGTAACAGAACGGAACATTGGATTAGGCTCAATATCTAATGACGCACTACAATCCGGTTCAGTATCAAATGAAAAAATTATAGATTATAGTATAAACTCCACGAAAATTGCTGCACGTGCCGTTACTGATATTAAACTTAACCTGACTCCTTATTTCTTAGGCAAATATGCAATATACGCAAATTCATCCCAATTAAAGGAAACTGATAATGCGATAAATAATAAAACATTATTTGAAACGCCAAATATTCCTAATGGCGGGACATTTGTAAACTCAAATAATCCACAAATGTCTTTAAATTTTACTGGAGCAAGAATACAATCAGTAATAGTAAGCGCATATAATTTAAATGATAATAATACCCAAATATTTCCTAAAGTTCAATATAATTATGGGGCTAATTCTGTTACAATTTTTGCAGATAGTATATCACGACCTTATAATGTTATATTTAATGTGATTGTATTTTTAATGAAATAATATTATGGAGAATCAGGCGGGAGGATTTCAGGGATTTTTAGGGAGTTTATTTGCTGTAGTAATAAGCTACATAGCCCCTATATATGATTATGTTATAATTATCGCTTATATATTCTTGATAAACTTTATAATAGGATTGATAGAAGATATCATTGTAAAACAGAAAACGTTTAAATGCAAAAAGTTTTACTTCTGCTTATGTGAGATGTTAGTGTTTTATCTTTTAGTAGGGAGCGTTTATTTTATAGGTGATAAATTCCATAACAAAGAAATGGCGTTACAGTGCATATCGGCAATTGTAGCAATCGTCACGTATTTTTATTCATTGAACATACTGACTAACATAAAATCATTGCTTCCGAATAATAGGGCAATATCTTTTATACATTATATAGTAAGCTTTGAGATAGTAAAGAAAATACCATATTTTAAAGAATTTGAAACACATGAAGCATCTGAATCAAATAGGAGCAAAGGGGCTTAACCTTATAAAGGAATTTGAGGGGTTAAGACTGGTTGCATATAAGTGTCCAGCCGGAGTATGGACTATCGGGTATGGGCATACATATAATGTAAAAGAAGGCGATGTAATAACAGAGGCTAAAGCAACGGAATTTCTTTTAGATGATATTTCTAATGCTGTAGATATAGTATCCGGCTCAACTATGGATGTGGAATTGACACAAAACCAGTTTGACGCATTAGTCTCTTTTACTTATAATGTCGGGGTGAAGAACTTTTCGGATTCTACACTTTTGCGTAAAGTGAAATTAAATCCGAATGACCCTACTATCGCTAATGAGTTCAAGAAATGGATATATGCGGGGAAAGAAGTGCTTTCAGGACTTGTAAGGAGAAGGAAGGCAGAATCTGAATTATATTTTAAGAAATGAGGAAATTTGGGGTGTTATTGGTTCTCTCGCTCTTTCTGTCCTTTGCTTGTGGCTATGTCATAGGCAAACATGCCAATACACCCCAAATAGAGGCTCATACAGACACTTTCGTGATAACGAGGGTAGATACTATCATTGACACGCTTTTGATTCCAAAATACATCAAAATAAAGGAGACTATCAGGGACACGTTGTATGTTCCTGAACTTTCTAAGCCGGCAGAAGTAGAAATACCGATATCTGAATACTGTTTTGAAGATTCTACATATTCAATATGTATGACCGGATATAAGGTAGAGGCTAAAAAGATAGAGGTTTATTCTCCAGTCAAGTATTTAACCATAACAAAAACTGAAACGCATATTAAAAAAAAGAAAAGCCACTTCAGCTTAGGATTGCAGGCAGGATATGGTTACGCCATTTCTTGTAATAAATTTTCTCCATATCTCGGTTTTGGTGCACAATGGAATTTTCTAACATTTTAGTGTGTTGGTAGTATAGAGGATAGAAATATTCTCATGCTATTAAAAAAAAGGCTGCAACTTTCGTTGTAGCCTTTTCTACATTATCATTTAATATGAAAAAAATTAAGTGGTGACAACTATTTTCACAAACCGTTGTAGATACATACGAATATTAAACACTATGCAAATATATAAAAACTCCCCGAATTTCACAATTTGGGGAGCCTCATTTGCCAATTTTTCTGTTTTCCGAAATGCTGTACTTAATGATATGTACAAATATAAAAAATCCCGTCTATTTTCACAAACAAACGGGATAAATACGTATTAAAAATAATGAATAATAATGTTTAACTAAAACTAAGCTTGTCAGATTGTATTAAAAAGAATAGGTATTTGTCTCTTATTTTTCTTGTTATTTTAACCATTAAATCTGCCGTTGTATCGTCAAATTGGTTGAAGTTATCATTTATATAATCATATATCTTTTGCAATTCTGATATAGTATCCTTTAGCATCATTTCAAGAGAAGGAATAAATTTAATAGGCTCTATAAAGGAAAATTTTAAATATTGTTCAAAATTATAGGGCGGTATCCCTCCGGTTACTACAGTGCTTTCCGCAATTTCATCTACAAAATCTATTAGTTTTTCGTTTATTTCGTCAAAATACGGATGATAAGTCATAAAGTCGTGCCCTACCATAGTCCAGTGACGGGCTTTAATATTCTCAGCGCATATTTTTAATGACGCTTGTATAATATTTAGAATTTCCTCTGTTTCCATGATTTATATTTTAAAAAGGACAATCATCATTATTATTATTTCGACTATTATTGTTTTGTTGTGTCTCTGTTTTATTTGTTTTTATTTCAACTCCTTTACCGCAGAATATTTTAGGTTGATTTGACAATCTTTCTTCTGCATTTTGATTTATGTAAACTGTAATGTCACTTCCGTAAGGGTCTGGCTGTTTACGTTTACATGCACATAGCTTAACAACATTGGCTTCATTCCCATTTTTCCGCAGGAAATTTTTTATTTTATCCGAGGGGATTTGGCTCAAATCTATTTCAATAACAATCATTTCCATACACAAATATATTAAATTTTATAATTCAACGTATATTTCTCGTTCATTTTCTTGTTTATCCGAGTTGTATAAATCCGCTAACTCTTTTAAGTTATCAGGACTTATAATAAATAAACATCCCTTTTTGTTTTTTTCCTTTATAGCTACAAGAGGTATTTTCCCCTCTTTCTTAGCTTTTTTAGAAGTATCATCAAATAATCTCCATATCGAAAACGATTCACGTAGTTTGCATTCTATGTAAATATCAGGGTGCATAGAATCGGAGTGAGTATTATGCCCTGAATTGCTACCTGAAAGGGGGACTCTTTTAGTCCCAAAAATGGCTGCTACTGCTGCCTCGAATCTTTGCCATGTTCTTTTACTTGTTGCCATATTATTTTATTTTGAATAAATCTACTCTGTCACATAGGAATACTGTATTTTTTTCAACCCTTGTATTATCTATGATTTCTTGATAATGTTCTTTATGTTTAGATATATATCTTTGCGGGAAAGGAATCCATTTGTAGCCTCTGTAGTTTTTAAAACAGTCCACTATTGCAGGTTGAGGTCTATTGTCTGAATCTATACGTTTCCACGAAGATTTTTTTATAAGTTGCCAAATAACATTGTTGTCATGACCGAAAATAGGTAATATCTGTTTTATAAATAAATCGGGAAAATTGTAATCATTTATATGATTATTAAATGTATCATCATACACAAACCTAATATAAATTGGTTCTGGTGCTATTTTTTCTGCAAGATAAGTTAAATTATAAACAGTAATCCATAGCGATTCATAATATTCTACCAATCCATGACAATTTATAAACATACCAAATTTTTTGTCATATCTTATTCTGAAGTCAAAGTATCTTACTCCATGTTTGAACTGTTCATATATTGTCAACTTCTGGCATTTTGACGTAAAGTTAATCAGCTTCATCCACCATTTGCGTGGTTCCAGATATGTGTTTGCGTTGTGCGCTCCGAGTATCTTTTTCATAATTGCTCTATCGTGTTATAACTACATAATATTTCAAAATAATTTTTCTTCCTGTATTTTTTAAATCTTTCTTCTGTCTTGAAAAGGTTGGTTAACGTTTTATCTCCTGAAAAATATTCTTTCTCAGTTATATTTTCATACTCCGAGAATTCTTTAATGCAATACATAGCTCTTGCCTGATTAGCAATATATCTATTTTTAGCGAATAATCTATGTTTGCGCCCTAAGAAGAAGAAATAAAATACCTTTTTCATTATAAATCATTTTTTAATGTCATTTCTCCTAAAAAAGGAGTGAACTCGCTTTTATCCCATTTTTCACTATATCTAAGGCTATAATAATAACATTTAAATCTGGATTAAACGCTAAAATAGGGAATTCTTCCCAAGAAATATCAGCGCGATTTACTCTTGTCTGTATCATTTTCTTATATTTTAATATCCAACATATTTTTAATTTCTTCTATCGTCTCTACTACATTTATCGACTCGCCATTATTCATCGTTACAATACTTCAAGTTCAATAATGGGAATAACTTGATACAAGTTTTATACTATCTGTGTATATTAATATAGAGCAAAGTTCCTTTTTTGAACATCTGTAATTATAAAAATAATAATGTAGTCTAATATACTTTCCCATACAATTTATTTTTAAATTCCACATAATAAGAAAATAGTTATCATAGATATTATTACAGCATAAGATAATAAGTATGTATATTTAATCTTTAAAAGTTTGAGCCTTTCTTCTAAATTAATCACCCGTTTACTTAGTCCGATGCAATTCTTCTCAGTAATATTTTTATCCCTTAATCTTTTTGTGTATAGTCTAAAATTTTCGTCCATCCAGTTTTTTATTTTTGGTTCAATATCATTTAATGCATTATAAATATCTTCTTTTTCTCCGCCTCTGATAAATCCAATAGGAGCTGTGAAGTTTTTTGAATTGTGATATTCGTTAAACTCAATTCTTACAAGGACTCCATTTTCTTGCATAAAAATGCGTTCAGCTTCTTTTTTAATTTCTTCATCTGTCATCCTTGCTTTTTCTACCAGTTCGTCATAATCAAATCTATCTATTATGACTACATTTTCTATTTCTGCCATGTCTATTTATTTTTAAATTTTGCACAATACGGTCTAATTCCTACAGAACGGTATATATTTAAGACACTGCAAAACACCATGAAGTCTTTTAATTCTCCAGCATTCATACAGTTTCTACAGTCGCACGATTTAGGAATTTCTTTCTTTTTCACTTCTCTTTAAGTCTTTTTAGAACATCTTTGTTACTATTCAGTATATCATCAAATGTAGGAATCGGCATCCATAAATCATCTTCATTTACATAACAATCAAAATAAACATCACATTCTTCTACCCATATATTATATTTCTTTCTGTAAAACATTATCCTTGGGCTATAATTATAATTTTTGAGTCTTACTAAAACTTCTTCTCCTTCTGGAGGGAGTTGTTCACTAACTCTAATCCAAGGTGACTTATTTTCTTTTGTTCCCATAATTCATATCTCTTTTATAGTTAAATATGCTTCTTTTACTTTATCATGATGTGCATTTAGATATTCGTTTAAACTTACTTTTTCTCCAAATAGCTCAAGGAATTTTTTTTCATCAGGGAACCAATTATCTTTTATTATCTCATAAGGCTCAAATAAAAGTACATATGGTAAATCTCGTTTAAAGAATATCGCCATAGCAGCATAAGCATCAAGCTTATTGTATGCTTCTATTTGATATTTATTAGACATTATCCCGAAAGTAATTTTCATTCTATTCATATTTCTCAAAATTTATAGTTACATATCCCAATTTATGTTCGTTAATCCAGTCTTCAGTTTGTTTATAAGAGAATTTTATTACAGCATCAAATCCTTTTGCCTCTAAAAATTGTGTAACAGATATTGCAGACTTAATCAATTCTTCAGGATTGCCGGATTCCCCAGCAACGATAATTTTTAATTCTGCTTTTTTAATTCCACCTAAAAAATTCTTCATAGTCATTTTATATAAGCTACAGCCACATTCCTATCTATAAAAAAATGTATCCCATTTGAACATTCATTCCATCGGCATTTATCAAAGTCTTTTACTTCAACTGTTTCACCCACTTTGTATATAAAGTCTTTATTATAATCGGAACATATTTCGGTTATACCTGCTCTACTCCCGTCTAAATTTTGTATTTCCAATACCTCCGCTTTTGAGCATCTACATTTTAGAGACGTTGAGGAACTTCTATCTGCGTCTTCACATATTTTTAGTTTTACAATATATCTCCCGCATTTTTTCCACCCTATAAAACTTCCTTCTATTGGGCACTGATATGCCAAGAAAGATGTATATTCTGAATAATCAGCGCCTTCCAAATCAGCTCCTTCCAAACTAGCGCCTTCCAAACTAGCGTTTCTCAAATTAGCGCCTCTCAAATTAGCGCCTCTCAAATTAGCGTATTCCAAATTAGCGTTTCCTAAATTAGCGTATTCCAAATTAGCGTATTCCAAATTAGCTCCTTCCAAACTAGCGCCTTTCAAATAAGCGCCTTTCAAATAAGCGCATCTCAAATAAGCGCCTTCCAAATCAGCTCCTTCCAAACTAGCGTTTCCCAAATCCGCGTCTTTCAAATTAGCTTCTACTAATGTATCTTTAATTGTGTTATTCTCTTTCTCGAAAGAAAATAGCACATTACCAAAAACTGATTTTATATCTATTTTAATCTTCATAAGTTATTGTTTTTATTGTGTATTAAATTGTATTTTCCTCTGAATTTCAGGTATAATTTTTCTTGTTTTGCAGTAAACGGCATAAAAGAATGATTCAACCAGCGACATATATAATATACTTTGTCATTTGAATAGTCCTTATTATCAGAGGTGATTATCCAGTCTATTTTAGCCCCATTTTGTTTTGCTTTTTCTCTTGCATATATAAAACAATCAACAAGTTTAGGATATCTCATCAGTCCGATATAGTTGCTATTTAGGTTTGCTTTTGGACATACTATACATCCGACTCTTTCACGCCACTCATACTCTGTATTAATTGGAAGATTATATTTATGGATATAATCCCAGACGTCGCTATCTGCCCAATCTATTATTGGTTTTAGTTGTATAATGCCCGCAGTTCCTACTGATTGGCAATGTTCCTCAAAATAATCATCTATAAGGTTCTTATTCTTTTTTAGTAGCGTTTTGTTTCTTATTTCAAATGCTGTTCGTTCTTTCCTTTTAAAACTTTCATATTTTCTAACTCCGACAATTGAACATTCATCTACATATTTTCTGTTGTGTTTGTAGTCTGTACAACAATATGCTGATTGAACGGTCGGTAATAGTCCCCCATGATTCCGCCAAATATTTTCAATAAATCCGTATTTATAGTCTCTACGCTTTGTCACATCTGGATAATTTTCTTTGATAAACTTTAAAGTGATATTGCTTTCAAAAGAGTGATTGAAGTAAGATTTGAATTCAATCCCGCTTCGTTTGCAGAGGTCATAGCATACCTGACTGTCTTTCCCTCCTGACATACCCAACGCAATTTCAAAGTTCATAGCTTTAGCTATTTTTGAGAACTTCTGTATTCTCTCTATTGCCGTTTGCTCTATTTCTTCTGCAAATAAGTTCATTGTTTCAATTGCTTAATTAGATTGTTTAACCCTCTACCGTCTTTAATAGTCTTTCCAGTTGCCCATTCTGAATAAGGGAAATATTTTATGCTGTGTCCCTTGTACTCGAACTCTATCATTTTATCAGTGCAATTAATGATTGTTAGCCCTAATCTCTGTATTTCATTTATTGCTGTTCGCATTCTGATAGGTTCGAGCTTATTTTGTCGTTCTGTGTTTAATCGTGACATGTAAAAATATTTTATATTGATTCAAGAATTTTTTTATAGTATGATAATTTATCTTTTATTGTATCAAGTAAAATCGGCTTTAAAACTTCAAAATCTACTTTATTGAATACTTCACTTATTGGCATATTTTTCAAATAAATTATCTATTTCTAAATTTACTCTATCTGCAAATTCCCCAAATGATTCTGAAAATTCATCATCATTCAAATCATCTACAATTTTAACTACTCTTTCCGCGTAAAAGCGAGCTTTTGATAAGTCTTTCATTAATACCAAATTAGAAGATGAATCTACTTGCTGTATTATGTTAGTAAGCTCAATTGCAGCCTGAGAAAGCAAATCAGCGAAAAGAGGTATTTTTTTACAAACATACACCGCTTTTTCTTTCTGTTCCTTAGTCATGTTCCCGAACAAATCCTTAACCGGTATCAATTCATATTTATTCAAGTTGTCAAGTTGCGTTTTTATTTGAGTTACTTTTACATAGTCTCTTTTTTGTAACGCTTTATTCATCTTTTCAAGTAAAATATCTTTCTCGCTTTTCATCTCATTTAGTTTTTAGTGTGTAATAATCAGTTAATAATTTCCTGCAAGCATTGTACACAATTACAGCTTCTTTTGTAGTGTTGTTCGCCATTATCAGCTTTTGTGTTTCGTTTTCTACAGCTATTGTAGCTTCTGAAACATATCTTAAATAAGTCTCTGCCCGCACTTTGTTTTTGCTTATCAGATACTTAACCACTGGCAAACATGGTAACCCAATAGGCAATCTTTTTGTTTGTTTGAATTCATTGAAAGCATTCCTTTCAAAATCCGACAACTGTTCAATTGAAAAATCTTTAGAATGGACTTCTAATTGTTTTACATTCCCGTATTTTTCGATTATCGCCTGAGAGCGATTTACGTGCGATTTAAAGGCTTTTAAAAATTGGATGATAGTTTGTACCGACATACGATAGAAAACCCCAAATTCGCCAGATAAACCATAAATTATCGCTATGTCGCACTCCTTTATGGTTAGCGCTTTGCATTCCGCCTCTAAAAATGTTGCGACATCTTTTGTTGTGACCTCTATTAATTCGTCCGTCGTTTCTTGATTTACCCTTAAAAAAGCCTTTTTTACTATGTCCATAGAAAACAAAAACAGTTCGTTTTTATTTAATTCGCTTATTTTCGGGTAATTTTGAGCTTCTTTTATTTGCTGTATGTCCATATCGCAATTATTTATTGTCTTTTTTGTTATACATCATTCCGAATAAAGAATCATCTTTCCCCTCTTGTATATCCTGCATAATCTTAAACGCGACTCTTTGCGTTTGTTCTTCCATTGTCTCCTTTTTTGCAAATCCGCGCGCCCCCCCTGCTAAATTTTTCGGATAAAAAACGCGGTTCGTTTGAATTTTAAGAGCTTTTGCCAATGTTGTTTTCCAGTTTATTTTTTTTGTTTTCGATTTCTTTTTGTTTTCCCAACCTTCAGTAGTACCCCAAAAGTTTTCGATAGCACATTCAATTGTTTTTATTATGTTCAATTCAGGGGGGTTGAATTCTTTTTGTTTTTCCATCCATTCTGCATCACATAGTATTTTGTCTACTTCCTCATGTAATTCTGACAAATAAACATTAAAATCTTTTCTCCAGTCTTTTTCTTCTTCTTTTTTAGAGATAAGAAATATATCGTTATTAGATGTAGAATTATATTTAGATATATTTTTTATCTCTTTTTTCTCTATAATGTTATTCTGTTTATTATCTGTAGAATTATCTGTAAGAATAATATTATTATCTACATTTACATCTACATTTACATTAACAGCTTCTTTTGCTTCCTTTTGCTTAGCAAAACAAGCATTTGCTTCTTTTGCTTCCTTTTGCTTAGCAAAACAAGCATTTGCTTCTTTTGCTTCCT